TCGTCCGTACACCGATGCCCCGAACCCCGGAAGCTATCCCAGCTATGGATGTTCTCCCCGCATTTGATGTCCACCAACGGGATGGCCTTGGTAGCGATGGCCGTGCATTCAAAACCAGCGCCCCTTATGCGTCCGTGGCTTTCGCTGTCCAGTCCTTGGTCACGACCACCGGGCCACAGTTCACCCACGGCCTCGATCACTGACCGATGGACAACACGACCCGCCCCGTAGTTCCCGCACGACCTGCCATCGGAGCGCAGTTCGTAGGAACCGCGTCCGGGCTGATGGACGGCGATACGTGCGGGCTTGAAGTACAGCACACCGGATGCCAGCGTTTCGAGGCACTTGTCCACCCATTCCTGAGAGATGAAATCATCGCTGGGAAGGATCATGACGGCATCGCATCCGTCTTCCATGGCAAGGGCCAAGGCCGCGTTGAACTTGGCACCCACGGGATTGTTGGGCATGGAGACAAACAGGTGACACCCATCCCTAGCTATTTCCGAAATAGCCTCATCGCCAACGGTAATAGCTGCGTATATTGGCAACCCAAACTGTTGCGTATGTTCGCACCATATCCGAGTAAGGTTCACCCTACCGTGAAAGGCTGTCACCAGTCCTAGTTTCATGCTGCCAAGATATGAGCGACACGACCAACGACCAGAAGCTACCTCCCATTCAATCCTTGGATGATATCCGGAAGCCCTATGCGGAGGCTATGGGCAAGGCTGAGTTGATCAGTGCCGTGGAAGGCCCGCCATTGAGCAGAGAACAAGCGTCCGATGCAATATCATTGGGCATTGCTAGTGCATCAGCGTTCAAGGCATCTACGGCCAGATGTTGAGCGATGATGGCATAGAGAACCAGTTCAAGTATTTGGAAGGACTGATCTCAACCTGCCGTGTTCGTGGGTACGACATAGGAGAATCTGTTTCCTTGGCTGATGAGAGTTTGCGAACACTTCGCAAATGGATCGCCAGCGGGGAACTGATGGTGGTGATCACTACCAAAATAGAAGAGGTCCATACATCCGATGGCATCTTTTTCGAGTGCGTAGCGTGCGGAGTGGATTACCCTAGTTCCGACGCATTGAAGCCCGGAGAGTTCTGCCGGTGCGGGGCCAAGATCATTGAAGGATAATGCTCCGCAAGGTACCGACCCCCGCCGACATCGAAACGGCATCCGCCATCATAGGCCGTACCTCCTTCGGCGAAAAGAACCAAGTGGGATACGAAAAGGGAGACTGGGAACCCGCATGGAAGCTATCCAAGAAATACACGGGCTACGAACCCAGCGGCCCCTGCAACAACTGCAGGTTGATCGTACTGGACAACCTCCGCTACATAGCGGGCCTGACCTACGCCCGAAAGCCCCTATCAGCGGAGCGCATAGCAACCCGCCTAGCCCACTGCGCAGAATGCCCCGCCAAGCACGACAACCTGTTAGGACCAAGCTGCGGACGCCTTATATTGGACGCCCTAAGTTCCCAGCCTGTTGTAATTGACGGGGAAAGTGTGTATCCTTGCGGCTGTTACCTCAAGCTCAAAGCAGCCTTCAAGTCAGAGGAATGCCCAGCAGGAAAATGGAACTAAGGATCTGCAAACCCGGAGAGGCACCACGCTTGAGGCTCACACCCCCAGAGGGTATGAAGCTCAACGACGTATGGGTCCAAGGGTCGGTCAACATAGCCATCAAGCACCGTGGAGGCTGGAGGCTGGTCCCCCACATCCACAACAGAGCACTACCGGAGCACGTCCAACTGTTCACCAGTGAGGGAGCAACCCTATCGGACCCCGAACCCATGGAACAGGTAGGGACGGTGACCATTGACGGAACAAAGCAGAAACGACCACGTATCCGGCGCTGATGCTCGTCAAGATCGCGAAGCTGAAGGCGAACCCTTCCAACCCCCGTACTCTCCGGGATGAGAAGTTCTTGAAGCTCAAGAAGAGCATCGAGGACTTTCCGGACATGCTGAACAAGCGCCCGATCATCGCGGTGACGGACACGGACGGCAAGCTGATGGTGCTAGGTGGCAACATGCGGCTTCGTGCCTGCCAAGACCTAGGGCTGAAGGAGGTGCCGGTAATGCTGGCCGATGAATGGACCGAAGAGCAGCGCCGGGAGTTCATCATCAAGGACAACGTGGGCTTCGGGGAATGGGACTGGGATCAACTGGCGAACGAATGGGACGCAGGGGAACTGGCGGATTGGGGGCTGGACTTTCCGGGTGCTCAGGACTTCAGCGACAAGAACAAAGAGATAGATACCGATGGGTTTGCCGACGAAGTATCCATCACGCTGAAGTATTCCGAGGCCGACCACGCCAAGGTTCGCGAAGCACTTTCCAAGACCGCAGCAACCCCAGAACAGGCCGTTTGGAAGCTCCTGAAACTCGCATGAGCAAACACCTGTTCCCGTACCGATGGAAGTTGGCCGACGGATACCCGGCCAAGGGAATACCCTACCACGGACGCAAGGTATTCGGCACCTTCATTTGTGGAGGCGGTTCCACCATGGGCTATAAGCTGGCGGGGTTTAACCACCTCGGAGGCGTTGAGATTGATCCGCAGGTAGCCCGCGTGTATCAGGTGAACCACAAACCGAAACACCTTTTCGTTGAGGATATACGGGACTTTGTAAAACGGGACGACATCCCTGCGGAATTGTACGACCTTGACCTTTTAGACGGCTCACCACCATGCAGCAGCTTTTCAATGGCCGGAAAGCGGGAAAAGGACTGGGGCAAAGAAAAGGTTTTCCGTGAAGGGCAGGCTCACCAACGCCTTGATGATCTGTTTTTTGACTATATCGCACTTGCAAAGAAATTACAGCCAAAGGTAGTAATTGCCGAAAATGTGAAGGGACTGATCCAGGGGAATGCGAAGGTGTATGTCAAAAACATTAAGGCGGGTTTTGAGGATGCTGGGTACGATGTACAGCTATTCCTTTTCAACGCCGCATCTATGGGCGTGCCCCAACGCCGGGAGCGTGTATTCTTTGTGTGCCGCCGTAAAGATTTAGGGTTGCCTAAATTGTCGCTGTCATTTGCAGAGCCTGCGATTACATTTGGCGCTATTAACTATGGCAGCGGACGACCTCAGTCAAGGGAGGGGGTTTATTCGGAGCTGTTGACACATCGCATAAAATCAGACACTTGCATTGCCGATATTAGCATGAGAGTGAGAGGAACCAATTCAGGGTTCTCTACACAAATAATCCACAATGAGCAGGTGTTTCCCACTATCGTATCTTCATCTTCGTATTACGCCTATGAAGATGCAGGAGTGATTAGGGATAAAGAGTATGTAGAGATCGGAACATTCCCCGCTGACTACAACTTTTGCGACGTTGAGCCTCAATATCTAATTGGTATGAGCGTGCCCCCCGTAATGACCGCGCAGATTGCACACGAGATTTACCGCCAACTCTTCGATACCTTATGATCCCCCGCCGTCTCGTCTCGGTCCGCGAGTTCGCCCGCAACGTGCAGATCAGCGACACCGCAGTACACAAGATGTTCGCCAACGGCACACTACCGGAGCAGTGCAAGGTCGTGCCGGAGGGGAAATCTACGTACAAAATCGACTTCGACATGGCGATGGCGGCATTTGTTGCAGCTGGCGGTGCGCCGAAATCGACGGACTACGAAGGCGGGCCACGGAGTAACCGCCCCATGGACGAAGCTCCCCGCGACACCGTGGAGCTGCCCCAGGCGAATACGAAGCGCATGAAGGAGGCCGAGGCGGCGTTGAAGGTCGGGTTGCTGAAGCAGAAGCTTGACACCAACGCAGGCCGGCTTGTTGAACGCCGGGCCGTGGACATGGAAATCTTTGCAGCCGGGCGGTACATCCGCGACCGGGTGCAGGAACTGCCAGACACGGCGATAGATGATGTGCTGGCGGTCGCTGAGGATCGGCACGCCGCGCGGCTGGCCCTGAAGCGGCACGTTGACAAACTGCTGCACGAAATCGCTAAACGCCTGGAAAAGTATGTCGCTAATTAAATCGTTCCTTCGCGGGCTGACCCCGCAGCGTGAAATCTCGCTGGCCGATTGGGGCGATGCGCACCGCTGGCTCACCAGCGAGGCAAGCGCAGAGCCGGGGCCGTACCGCATCGCACGAATGCCGTACCTGCGGGGGATTGCCGAGGCACTATCTACACATTCCAGCTATCAGGAGGTTGTGGTGATGAAGGGCGCACAGCTGGGCCTTACGGAACTGGGTAACAACTGGCTGGGCTATTTGATTACCGAAGCCCCTGCGCCTATTCTGATGGCCATGCCGACCGAGGACACCGTGAAGCGAAACGTGAAGATCCGCATCAACCCCATGATCGAATCTACGGAGGTGCTGGCAGAACTTATGCCGCCGTCGCGGGTGCGTGACAGCGGAAACAACCTGCTGGAAAAGAAGTTTCCCGGCGGCATGCTGATGATGGTCGGCGCCAATTCGCCCGCCGGGCTTCGCTCGGTCCCGGTGCGGTTCATCATGCTTGACGAGGTGGACGGATACCC